ATTACTGTAGTGTTATTATAGTACACTACGGAGTTTATCTATGGATGAGAGAATTGAAAAGGCATTTGCGGTTGCTAATTATATGGCAACTTTATCAAATCAAAGACGCATACTGTTAGAAGAATACGATCAAAAATTAGTTTATTATACCAATGGTGCCAGCTTTAAAATTACACCTGAACTAATTAATTTTACAAAGACTACATTAGATTTAGGTCATACCGAAGATGTAGCATTTGTTGATGTAAATAATTTCCCTGTAGTCATTAATAATGTCCAAGAATTTTTTGATAAAATTGTTGGAATTTATTACGAGTCTACAAACGATTACGCTGTTCAATATGCTGATTTAAAAACAAAAAGAAAAATATCGGATATTGTTGAACTATGACCACTGGAGCAGTCTTATTTGCGCAGAATAACGGTGGAGTAGACTATGTTAAACTTGCCGTATATGCCGCTAAACGTATACAAACTTATATTGATATTCCTGTATCTATTATAACAGATAGTCCGGATTGGTTAGAAAGACAGTACCCAGATCATGGTTTTGATCACATAATAAATTTGTCAGAAAATGTAGATGCAAGTCAGAAAAAAATGTTCTACGACGGATCTCTGGCTAGCAAATCTTTAGAGTGGAAAAACTTTTCAAGAGGTCAAATAATCGATCTCACACCATATGATCGCACACTAGTTATTGATAGTGATTTTATTATTAATTCGAGCGTATTAAAACCTGCGCTTGATAATGATTATGATTTTCAAATTTATCGCAATAGTATGGATCTAGCTGACTATAGATCAACAACTGAATTTGAAAGAATAAGCCAGTGGAGTGTTCCTTTTTATTGGGCAACTGTTTTCATTTTTAATAAAAATTCTATCACCCAATCGTTTTTTGATCTAGTATCTTATATCAAATCAGAATGGTTATATTTTAAAACATTGTACGGAATTAACAGTGCAATTTTTAGAAATGATTTTGCATTTAGTATTGCCATACATATTATGAATGGAAAAACAAATGGAGGGTTTGCAATAGACTTGCCTGGTAAAATGATATATTCAACTGATAGAGATATTTTAGTAAATGTAGAAGATAACACAATGAAATTTTTAATACAAAAGAAAAATTTCTTAGGAGAATATACTCTGTTAAAAACAACTGGATTAGATGTTCATGTTATGAATAAGATGAGCCTTAGTCGTTATATAGATGGAGGTTCGGGTGTATAAAGGATTTTTAATTTATGCAGAAGGGCAAGTATACGTACAACAAGCCTATGCACTTGCATTAAGTATAAAATATAGTCAAGAAGAAACTAAATCTGTAAGCCTAGTTACAGCAGATAGTGTTCCAGAAGAATATAAGTCGGTTTTTGACCGCATAATTCCTATACCGTGGTATGATTCTCCAGGTGGAAAATATTCTGCAGAACATAGATGGAAAATGTATCATGCAAGTCCATATGAAGAAACTATTGTGTTAGATGCTGATATGTTACTACTAGAAGATATCACAACATGGTGGAATTATTGTAGCAATTTTGATATTAAATTTTGTAATAGAATTAAAAATTACAAATTAGACACAGTAGTTGATACTGTTCATAGAAAAGCATTTATTGCCAATCAATTAACTAGTCCTTATTTTGCACTACACTATTTTAAAAAATCTGATTCTGCATTAGAGTTTTATCGTGTATTAGAATTTGTATGTAACAACTGGGAATGGTGTTGGACTAACTTTGCACCAAATGAATATCAAAATTGGTCTAGTATGGATCTTGCTACAGCAATAGCTATTGAAATTTCTATGAACTATATTAGTGTTAATGATCAAAATAGTCCGTTAGAATTTATACATATGAAACCAGCACTACAAGAATGGCAAGATCCTATCGATCGCTGGCAAGATGTAATTACTTATGTTCTTAATTCTAAAGGCGACTTGATTGTAGGGAATATAAAACAAAGTAAATTATTTCATTATGTGGAAAAAGATTTTATTGATTTGAATACAATATCAAGATTACAGGAGTTAGTGTATGGCAAAAAAGATTAAAACTCCGATAGTTGTAAAGCCTGTAAAATATTTTGCCTATTTCAATCCTAACACTTTGCAAATAACTTGTGTTTCAAATGATGTAGAACCTCAAGAAAAATATTTTGTTGAAATGCCAGTGGAAGATTACCTATTAATTGGGCAAGCTAAGAAAAATATTCATGACTATAAAATAAATCGTATTATAAATTTTGATGGTACAGTTGAACACCATCTAATGACACAACAGATATTTGACGAGTACAATCTTAAGTCGAAATCATTTGTTTGGGTAAAAGACAAAGTTACGGAATTATCAGAGTTTGTAGTTGAATGGAATAGTACAGATAAAACATGGACTTTTTTGATCACAGATCGAGGTAGACAATTTCTATCAGGTCCGCAATACGACAGTACCATTGTTGTTTTTATAACGTTAGAAACAGATTTTGACTTTTTAATTAGATCATTTTATTTAAGGATACATGATTTATTAAAGAGTGGAAAAATAGTATATGATTTTGAAAGCAATATAGAAAATAAAATTAACAATATTTCTGTTGTTACTAAAAAAATGTTTAATGCTTACGGATTAAAAATAAATGATTAAAATTATAGAACAAGATATTATTTTTCTTAGCTATGATGAACCAAACGCTGAAAAAAATTATGCAGATTTAGTAACTAAAGTGCCTTGGGCTAAACGTGTTCACGGAGTAAAAGGAAGCGATGCGGCACACAAGGCTTGCGCTGCCTTAAGTGAAACAGAATATTTTGTTACTGTAGATGCTGATAATATTGTTGACCCTAAATTCTTAGAAGTTGAAATTGATTTAGATGCATTAGGACTTACTCCTGATCATGTATTCAGTTGGTGTGGTCGAGTTCATGTTAACGGACTAATGTATGGTAATGGCGGATTGAAATTATGGACACGTAAATTTGTCAATGCAATGCGTACACATGAAAACTCAGATCCAACTGATACTAAAGGCTTAGTCGAATTTTGTTTTGACGACAAATACTATCAATTTAACGAAAACTATTCAGAAAGTTTTACCAATGCAACACCCTTTCAAGCATGGCGAGCAGGATTCCGAGAAGGTGTAAAGATGAGCCTCGATCAAGGTGCAAAAGTAGCAGATCTTAAAACTATTTGGTGGCAAAATTATCATAGATTGCTAATTTGGTGTAATATTGGTGCTGACGTAGAAAATGGAATGTACAGTATATTAGGGGCAAGAGAAGGTGCGGCGTTGACCAATTGTACTAAATGGGATTACAGTAATGTTCGAGATTTTGAATGGTTAACAACATATTGGGGAAAATATTACGAAGATGCTCCGATAGAAACACATCGAGAGCAAATTAACTTTTACGGTAATGAGCTTAAAACAAAATGCAGATTAGAAATTGCAGAATTAGATTCTGCAAGTAGTGAGTTTTTTAAAACAGTTTATAACAATTCACTTCGAATTATTAGAAAAAGATAATGTACGATATTATATTCATTAGTTACAATGAGTCAAATGCAGATGAAAATTTCAATAATTTAAAAGAAAAGTTTCCATTAGCAAAACGTGTACATGGAGTTGAAGGTATACATCAAGCTCACATTGCGGCAGCTCGTAAAGCATTTACTAAAATGTTTTGGGTAGTAGATGCCGACGCAGTTATATTAAATGACTTCAATTTTGATTATAAAGTTCCTGAATGGGATTTAGATATAGTACACGTCTGGCGTAGCTTAAATCCCATTAATAATTTATCATATGGGTACGGTGGAGTTAAATTACTGCCAAAAAATCTTACTTTAAAAATGAATACTGATACTATAGATATGACTACAAATATCAGTACTAAATTCAAAGCAATGGATACTATTAGTAACATTACAGCATTTAATACAGATCCATTTAGTACTTGGCGTAGTGCTTTCAGGGAATCGTGTAAACTAGCAATGACTAATAATGAGGAATCTTTATCTAGATTAGCTATTTGGTGTACTCTAAATGTTGATGCCAAATACGGATTTTATGCTTATATAGGATCATTAGCCGGACGAGATTATGGGGAAAAAAATGCCTCCAATAAGGAGGCATTGAGTAAAATAAATGATTTTAATTGGCTACAAGATCGGTGGCTAATGGAAAAATCTCAGCTATCGCTTGAGCACACGCAATAGCAATTTCCATATGCTCTTTTTGTGTTCCATTGTTTGATCTTAACTCACAGTAGTGTATCCAACTACGCAGTGTGCCATTCATGTACAAACGGCTTTCGATCAAACCCTCTGGTAATACAGCACGGGCTTGTTCTTTAGCAATACCTTTTTCAATTGCCCAGGCGTATGCTTCTCTTGACTGTTTAATAACCAACTCTTGCATACGTTCCCATTGATAAGCAAGGAAACGATCTTCATCGTTGCCATGAACATCTAGTTCTATACTGTTTTGTCTATTTTTGGTGTCTTGCTTTCTAGCATCTCGCAATACAAACGACAAGTCTCGAGTAGGGTCAGCATATCGCTGACTGAACTCTTGGAAGCTGAAGCTTCTGTGTCTAAGGATTTGTCTGGCGATGTCTCTAGTTGTGGTAATTTCGATACAAGCAGAGACCATTTCGAGCGGGCTCCAGTGCTTGTGTTTGATAAGGTATCGTATAAGTTTTTCGGATGTTTCGGTGTTAAATTGGTTCGATGGATTGGACACACGGGCGCAATAGGCAATGAGCTCTTGGGCGTCATCGATTCCCAATTTTGCAAATTCTTCAGTTGGTTGGCTGAAACTAAGTAATCTAACATTCATTATTTATAACTTCTTTTTCTTTAAAAATTTTTGTGTACTTGCTTCTATATCCTTGCGTACACGCTCAGAGTCTAATTTAAAATCTATGTTGTCTATTCGATCTTCATAGGTTCTAAATATTTCGCTGAGGTTCTTTTCAAAGGCTGGCCAGCCATTGCGTTTAGTTTTTGCAGTGATGCGTATTTCCCAAGCCTTGCCATCTTTAAAATTAACCAAAACGGTATGGAGATACCTAAGCGGTAACACATTTAAATGTACTTCACCGAATACTTCTGGCCAATGCTCTATGACATCCTTGGGAAGAGGTCTTCCCGTGTTAGTCATTTACGCTTTTTTCTTGGTCGGAGACAATTCCTCTGCCTTGCGTCGATAGTTAGCGGCTTCTTTCGCTAGCTTGTCAGCTTGACTGCGATAGAATTTAGCTTCAGCTTCTGGGCTTTCAAAAGTAGTTGGAGCAACAGAATCAGTTTTTACAATAGCTGGAACTTCTGCTACTGTAGCTGTTTCTTTTTTATCCTCTAATTTCTTATCTAGAGTTTCTTTAAGACTTAGATCATCAACTGCTACACCGCGTTGTTCAGCAATAATCTGATTAAGTTCACTTAATAAAACTCCCATGCCAGGAACTGGAGTCATTTCAATAGCACTAGTCGGTGCCTTAATCAATCTATTGTTCATATGTAGCCAAGGCAACATACGTGAACCATCTGGAAATTGAGTACGATCCAATGCTTCGGCAAA